CATTTTTAAAATATCCTGTGCTAGTAGCGGTCGAAATTGATTGCCATACGGTGTTGACATCGGTGAACAATATCTTGTCAAACTTGGTAAAATAAAAATTATAAACTTCTGCATCAGTAAACACAGGTTCAATACTGCGTCTAATAAAATTAATAATATCTATCCTACTGGTAAATTTAAATGATAGTAAAGATTCGTCTTCTTCTTTGTAAATGTATCCATCGTCGCCAAAGACATTGATACTGCTGTATTTTCCTGTAGCATCAATGATATCAAAATTTCTGCTGATGCCGCTAGAAGTTCTGTTAACTGACTTGATCTTAATTATATTTTGTGATCCAAGCAGTGGTGCTAAATTATAGTCTTCTGCTGTGATCATTCTATTCTGAGTATAGTAAACTGCTGGAGCATTAGCACGAATGTTGTCTATGTCTTCCGTGGCCGCTGAATTAGCCACTGTGGTTTGTAATTCTAGGCCTATAGTTAATGTATGTTCAACATTGTTTTTGTTTCGATAAACAACTGAAATATTAATGCCTCGCATTTCATTAGGGTATATGGTGTATGATAGACCATTGCTGGTTCTATAAAATACTCTGAAAGAACCCTGTGGCAAATTACCGTATACACCGTCCGCAAATACTAGGTCTATATTATCGTCTTCTTTGGTGTTTATGGCGTAGATGTTACGTATATTCTGGGTAACACTATTATAAGCAATATTATTGCCTACAAGAGATGATACTTTTGTCCATTCATCAAGCTGTGCGCCTTGAGAGTTTAATGAAAATAACCACACGTCATCATTGTTGATGTTGCCTGCATCTACTGCAATTTTTTCGTTAGTAGTAGGCACATTCACTGTGAAATCTGCCAATTCTAATGAGCCTTGTTTAAATTGTATAAAGAATCCTGTGTTGATGCTGCCAGGTCCTGCTCCGTCATTTCTATAAACAAAACCTAATTGATTTCCGGGTACCGGAGGTTCTTCGTAGATGCTTTCACTATTTTTAAAAGCTGTACTAACTATTTCAAAACCCATGCTCCTGCTAGCCACAGTTTTTGTAAATGAAAATAATGGAACATCTGCTGTAACTGTTCTAAATCTATATTGTTCTGTAGGAATACTTTCTATAGTAGCCGATCCCTGACTGCGGCCAAACTCTGTGTTGTCTGCCATGGCAGAATTCAACACCAAAAGAAATTGTTCTAACCAATTGGCATTAGTGGGATCGTTCCAACTAATCAACTGCTGTGCTAGATTTTTTCCATTGCTGTCAACTAATGTATCCGTGGTGTTGATCGATGTAAATTTAAGTAGGCCGCTAGAAGCCACTGTACGCTTGGCATTATAGCTGAGCATGCGGGCAATACGTAATACACTTTCTTTAGTCTCTGCTAATTCAATAAAATTCTCACGGCTAGCTAGATCAATTCGAAAAGCTAGACTTTGCCCTAGAAAGGCTATGGCATCTATCAACGCCATGTATTCGCTGGATTCTATATAATCATTAAAATCTTCTGGATAGTTTTCACGCAGGTAAGTGATAATGACTCTTCGCAGATTTTCAAAGTCGTAGCTACGGAAATCAGCGTTTTTAAAAGTCTGATAGATCCTGGTCCAATCTTGATTTAGTATCAGGTTGTTTTGTCTGCTGGTTGTGGTCATACCAATATTTACCCTTAAAAATAATATGCTTAGTTAATTATAGATCTAGTTTTATCAAAATTCATGGTCATGCGTTCTGTGATATTAAAAGGAATATACACTACATCTGCTTGTATGCGCATGCCTTGATCTGTGCTGTCAATTTGAATGTCAACAATAGAGATTCTTGGATCATAGTTAACAATAGCCTCCACGTCCTTGGCGATTATTTCTTTGACTTGGGGAGTAAATGGTTCAAATAACATATCCCAAATAACTGTGCCAAAGTCTGGATTTTCTAATTTCTCGCCTTTGCGGATATAAAAATGATTGATTAAATCCTGCTTGACTAAATTGATATCATAGAGTTTGTAGTTCTTGTTAGCTTCTTTAGAGCTAAATCCCTTGTAGGTAAACTGCCCTTGATTGTGCGTTATTGTAGCAGACCGTTGTGCTGCGGTTTTTTGATTGTATAGTCTAGTTGCCATGATTAAGTATTCCTATCTGTTTTGTCTGGAGTCAGCAATTCCGGTGATCGATGCTCGTGTAATACCCACGGTTCGTGCATTGGTATCCGCTTCATGAAGCTTTGTACAATGCCTGCTTGATAACGTTTGTCCCATCCTGCGCCTGAACTAGTAGCCGGATTATCACGCAAATCATAGGGTTTTACGTAATCTGCTACGGCCGCAGTTGCAGCATTATTAGGTCCGTTTAGATTAATGTTAGTACCATTGATTTTAACTTCAGCACCGCTGAGAATATTAACATTTGATATAGAACTAAGTTTTGTCTCTGCGCTGCTTGATATGTCAAGATCGTTGTTGGCAGATATTTTTGCCTTGGCTCCAACTAATATATCAAGATTAGCACCAACGGTGAGCTTGGCATCTGCATTTACAAGAAACTCTAGGTCGGTGGCTATTTCCGTATGCCACTTGCCAGTTTCTGTTCGCATGTTTATATTACGACCAGCTTCTAAATTAATATCTCTATCAGCACGTATATTGAGATCTTGCTGGGTATGAATGCTGATGCTGTCTTCTGCATAGATATCAATCTTTCCGTTGCTGGTAAGTTCTACCCATGCAGTTCCCCGAGCATTGGCAATGTAGATCAAGTCTTCTGAATTATGCATTAAGATTTGATGTCCAGTCCTAGTTCTCACTCTAAAATATTCGCTGGCTGGGATAGTAGCAGATCCCACATTGCCTTTTTTCTGATTAGCAGGATCTAGCAAATCTACATATTTTACTGGGCCTTCGGCGGCTGATTTTTCTCTGTGATATCTATCATTGCCATCGTCCATGACTAGTTGCGTGCCACCTAACCTACTCACTGGCACAGTTGCTTGACTATCTGATTTGCCTATTTTTTGTTTTTTTGCGCTGGTTCTGCGGTCGAGGGGACCTGGTGTACTGATACCAAACACCATGCTAGGAGCTTCACGTCTCGGCGAGCTTGTATTAAATCCTCGTACATCATCTTCTAGAAGGCCTTGTTCGAGAAATCTATCTGCTATAGGATGCACCACTCTGGGATATTTTTCTGGATCTATTTCTTTTTTATCACCGTTGATACGTTTGTTTATTTCGGCCACAGGCAAGGGCAAAGGGTTGCCGTCACCATCTTTCATAGGACCGTATCTTTTTTTATCTTCTGCGTCCAGACTGTTCACAGTGCTACCGGCTATGGCTGGCACCATGTGATTGATATTTACTCCAGGCACACAGGCAAACCAATAGCCCGAGGCCGGATCACCGTTGACAAACAACACTAATACGTTGACTCCAACATCTGGCGGAACAAACCACATGCCGTAGGATTTTTGTGTGTCGCTGAATCCATCAATGGTAGACTTTGCACCATCATTTTTGCCCATGAACTCAAATGGAGTGTATCCAAAAAATGGGGAAGCATACTTTACAATAAAAGTTTGACTGTCTTCGCCTGCGGTGTTGGCCTGATCTTTCAACAGGTTGACTTCTATTGAACCCATAAATGAAGGATCGAGGTGGCTGATCACTCTAGCAACATATATGCCAGTGGTTAGGCCGCCACTTCTGTCTGAATCGCCAACTGATGGTCTTGTTAATTCTGCCATTATCTTTGTCCTAGGTCTCTGTAATATCTAAATCCAACCACAGGTGGTGCTTGATTCGATGTAGTAGTCGTTGTTGCGTTATTATCTAAACGACGAGGATCTGCAGATGCTCTTTGCCCTGTACCGCCACCTGATTTTGCTGCATCTGTACGTCGAGGATCGTTAGACGATCCTCTGCCTGCGCCAACAGTAGTCGAATTCGAAGCACTACTGTCAACTACTGAAGTTTTAGGAGGTTCTTTCGGGCCTACTGCAATAGCTGGCACATCGGACTTATTCGTTACTACCTTGTCATATACTTCGCCGGTTTCTGGGTCAATAGCTTTCACAGTCTCGGGTCCTTGCGGGCCTGGCATTCTTACACATTTTAGTTTTTGTTTCCAGTTTCCATCAGCAAAAGTATTTTCACACAGAACAATACGATATATACCGCCAAAAGGACTTTCCTCCCCAACTTGTGAAAAATCATACAATCCAGTTGTTGTATTAACATCGATCGGTGTTCTGAATGTAAGATAGACATAGACATTGCCGCTTTCATAATTCATTGTGCCATCATCGGTGATTTGAGAAGTAGGACTAGGTGCTGAGGCAAAATAATTGCTAAAGCCCGAATCTACCAACCAATAAGGGTCTCCTAGAATTTCTAAATCTATGGTAACTAGGTCAGCACTATTTCCACTAACAAACACCTGTTGAAAATTTTCTGCAACATTTTGTTCAACACTCTTTTGATCAGACCCACCTTTATATCCTGCCAGTAGCTCTGGGGCACGCCTGGGTCTAGATCGGCCGGTGTTTGCAGCCTGTACTTGCTTTGATTGGCCTTTCCCTGTCGTTGTGGAGGAATTTTTGGTTTCTCCAATATTTTGATCTTGTGTCGAAGTTTTAGCAGCGTCCGTTTCAGACTTAGGACTAGCTCCTGCATAAAATAAATTATTAATTTGTATGTTAAAAGCTAGAACATTAACATTATTTCCTGTATAGATATACCGATATTCTTTTACCACATCTTTCAATAATTCGTTATAGCCTATAGGAGCAGACGTGGCATTTGAAAATATGCTTTGGTGAACAAGATAAGGAACTACTCTGAAAGTTATTTTTTTTCCATAATCACCTGTGATTGTATCGGGGTCTAATAATTCTATCTGCACATCTAATTTAAACCATTTGATAAATCCCTGTGGTGTAAGATATTTCGGATCAAGAGCTTCTTGAGCATATTCAGAACTTAGAATGATCTGATTTATAATTGCTGTTAGGGATTGTTCTTGAGCAAAATGAAAAGCACGAGACTTTACATTGATAGTCATACCGTCTCTAATCATCACACCCGTTTTTTCATCGTATTGCTCTCCAGCACGCCTAAACAGCGGGCGGCCTCCTGAGCTTTGATCAAATCCAAAACCGGCTGATGCTATACTGTTTTTGTTAAGAAATTCAGGAGCAATTTTTAATAGCCTGGCCGGCACAGCTACTATCTGTTCTTTTTTTGCAAGATCAGCCGTGGCTTTCTTGATTTCTGTTACGTTGCCTGCTGAACTTTGCCAGTCACTAGAAAGTATAGGGAACTGAATCACATATTCGTCCGGTACTGATATCTTTCCTTCTTCTTTAAGTTTTTTTTCAATGTTGTTTAAAAAAGTTGTTAGACTTCCTGGACCGTTTGATAAAATATCAAACACAGTTCCGGCGCCGCTGGCAAAAAGTTTAACATCGCTATATGCAGTATTAATTACGCTTGCAAATCCCTGCTGGTTATAAGGCACCGCCTCAACTTTATATGTACTACCGCCTTCATTGACTGAAAATTTGACCCCAGTTAATTTCAAGACAAAAAACTTTGGTTTGATATTTGATATCACTCGACCGTTTTGATCAAACCCCTGCACATCCATACGCAATACAAAAGGCGCATTGTCTAGATAACTTAGGTATTGGGCATTTATTGCAGCGGCTTGCATGCTCTGCAATAATAATCCCATAGAATGTGGTTCGACAATGTCAAATTCAAATTTCACGGCATTAGAATTACCCGTGTCTTCATTGGCTCCGATAATATTTTTCATTAGAAAATTGTTGATAAAATACTCAGGCGCGGAGACTCCAACAGTTGGGCTTATAAAAATTTTTTGTCTTTGGTCATCGAATCTACCAGCACTTGAAAAGACAATATTTTTAAGATCCCCTGGACTATTTCTATATGACCGAGGATCATTAAATTGTGCAGGAGGAAGACAGGCCATGGTCCACAACACGGTAGAACTGGAAAATATCTCCATAGGATTGTCGACCAATGACGGCAGCTTTACATTACCGGAACCGATACTGGTGTTATTGTTTCTAACTCTTCGAGACTCGTTGCCGTAGTCGCTTGCTGGAGTTGATGGCCTGTCAGGAGATTGATCGGATACATTTTCTGCTGTGCCTTGAGGCACCGAAATAGCCGGAGAGTCTGTCTGTGCTACTGTTCCGTCTGGTTTAAAAGTTAATTCCTTACCGGCTGGAATGAATCTATACTCTTGAGCCATTTATATTCCCAAAAACTTTTGTAGGTTTCTTTTCTTAGGTAGATATATCACTACTCCCGGTTCAAAGTCGTATATAGGGTCTTTGATAACGCTCATATTTCTCTGTACAAACACCCACCAAAGTTTAGAACTACCGTACACATCGTAGGCCAACAAGTCAGGTCTATGTCTATATTGGTTTTCTATCACATAGCGAAAATCATCTTGTTCAGAAGGTACTGGTCTAATTGCTAATAGATCAAGATAGAAATTGTTTTGTCTAGTATCTGCCCAAGGACTATTTTTAGAATAATTAGCCATTAAATATATCCTACTGATTCTTTGCCACCAAGTATTGTGCCTCTAGCATAATCTTGTAGATTAAACTTTCTTAGGCCTTGTCTAGTATACACCGGAGCTACTACCACAGAGATAGTGCTAATGGCAGGAACCCATGTATACTTGCCGTCTTTATTAGGATCACATCGTATGTAATTTACATCGTCTTTAAAGTCAACTGAGAACGATTTAATAATTACTGGCACCCTGTCAAATATGTGACTTCCATATCCTGTGAGATGACAGATAATCGGAGGATTGCCTGCATTTGCTCCTTGGCCGAAAAACATCTTAGTAGCTGTTTTAAAAAAGGTAGTTGCTGCAATCCAGTAGGCACCTTCTGTGTCGGTTTCGCAACTGAACTCACCGCTGATATTGATATCATCTACTACACTGTTTTTATAACTGTACTGAGCATAGTTGGCATGTGTAACAGGAATAGTAGTATATTCTGCTTTGGTACTAACTGTAAGGGTAGGATTGTATGGCCAGACTACACCGCCTGTGTCGCTGAGCAACTTAAATAATGGACTACCAAAAATATCCCATTGACAATTTATACGTACCCGCCAATCATTCGGAGAGCCGGCAAACACTTGTATAGCTTCTCCTTGTGGAACATACTTCTCTGCGTCTTTAGAAATATTGGCACCTCTTTTCATACTAAGTATATTATTAGCCATGCCGGCGGCTGCGGATATAGCTCCGGCGGCTTTCATTAGACCGCCACCAAGATTGCCACCAGTGAGTTTATTAAGTGTCCCGGAGATATCTGCTGCTATGTTACTAGTTGAACCCGCTACTGTTCGTAACTTGTCAACGGCACCACTAACTGAACTATTCACTGTGGGGTTGCCGCCAAGAGCACTAGTACCAAAGTTTTTTACGTCTCCGGCAAACTGGCTCAATCCTGATTCAAGCCCTCCTGATAGATTAGAAACTTTGGCATCTAGTTTTGCTTTGTCAGATGCAGTCGATGCGGCCGCTATTTGGGCCTGTCCTTCATTAGTGGCCTGGGCGAAACTGTCTGAAATGCTAGATACTAATTTAGAAAAAGGAGCTACTGGATTACTACCTGGACCCGATGAAGGAGTGGCGGCTGCATCTGTGCTGAAAAAACTCGATAAGCGATCATTCAATGCACGATTGTTCGCTACTTGTTCAGCCGTGATCCCGTTAGGATCTCCGCTTGTTGCATTGATTCTAGCAGCTTCTTCTGCGGGGGTTAACGGATAAGACTTACGTGCCATTTTGAGCAGATTTCCTTGTCATATAGACTATTTATTATGATAAAAATGTGCTATTATATAACATACTCTGGAGAATTCTAATTGACAATTATACCTAAAATAAAATATCTAACTAACAAAGATTTATTGAGAGAAATACACCTAAGCAAAAATACCTACTGTAGCTTCACAGATCCCGCATACGGTGAATACGATCTAATCGTTACAAACTTAGAAAAACTCAATATACGTACTATAGCAGAAGCCAAAAGAAACAGAGCATCTAAAATGTCTAAGGCCGCGCACGAAGCTGCGGTGTTAGCAGCAGGTAAAAAAATGCCTGCTAAGGAATTTGAAGTAGACTATCGCAAAGTACAGAAGCAGGATTTGGTATTTCGTGTTATGACATTTACCCATATCCCGCTGGCACCGGGACGTAAGAAAACTCTAAAGAACACTTCCGATAGTCATGACAAAGTAAACTTTCCACCATTCCAACATTGGAAATATGACGACAATGGTAACTTGGTATGCATAGGTAAAAGTCATTGGAAGGGAGATCTTGATAGAGGAGAGTTTTCTAAAGATCACGGACAAATGACCAATAACCTAGCTCGTATGTTTATCAAGCTCTGTGAAAGGTATGCTACTAGAGGCAACGTTCGTGGCTACACTTACAATGACGAAATGAAAGGACAGGCCATTCTTCAGCTAACTCAAATAGGACTGCAATTCGATGAAAGTAAATCTGATAATCCATTTGCTTACTACACTGCCGCTGTGACCAACTCATTTGTTAGAATTATCAATCTTGAAAAACGCAATCAAAATATTCGAGACGATATTCTAGAAATGAATGGAATGAACCCGTCATGGACACGCCAAAACAGCGCCAATAGTAAAAACGTTCCGGGCCCAGTTACTATCACAGATAGTTTAGATTGAGTTTGACCTTACATTTTAATTCTGCTATACTTACACTATGAACCTTTTCAAGAAAGTTGCATGCTTCACTGACATACACTTTGGATTAAAATCCGGAAGTCGTACACATAATCAAGATTGCGAAAATTTCGTATCTTGGTTCTGCGACACAGCAAAAGCCGAAGGCTGTGAAACAGCCATATTCCTAGGTGACTGGCATCATAATCGCAGTACTACAGATGTCAGTACTATGAATTATACTGTGAGTAACTTAGAAAAACTAAGTCAGAGCTTCGAGAAAGTCTATTTTATTCTAGGCAATCACGATCTGTTCTACAAAGACAAGCGTGAAATAAACTCTGTAGAGTTTATGCGGCTGTTTCCTAACATCGTTCCTATACGTGAACTCTACACCGAGGGGGATGTCACTATCATGCCTTGGTTGATAGGTGATGAGTGGACTACTGTAAAACAATTGAAAAGCAGATATATTTTCGGACATCTTGAACTGCCGCATTTTTACATGAATGCCATGGTGCAGATGCCCGATCACGGTCAATTACAGACTGGACATTTTCAGCATCAAGAATTAGTGTTCACTGGGCACTTTCACAAGCGACAACAAAAAGGCAATGTGGTCTATATAGGCAATGCCTTTCCGCATAACTATGCAGATGCCGGCGACGATGATCGCGGTATGATGATACTAGACTGGGGCGGCAAGCCCGAGTATCATTCATGGCCTGATCAACCTATCTATAGGACTTATAAACTAAGTCAAATTATCGATAAGCCTGACGAGCTTCTACGTGAAAAGATGCATTGCCGTGTGACCATCGACTTGCCTATTACCTTTGAAGAAGCAAACTTTATCAAAGAACAGTTCATGCCGCAGTACAAACTGCGTGAACTCATGCTGATTCCTGAAAAGGTAGAAGTAGAAAGTGCTGTTAATCCCATAGACATCACGTTCGAGTCCGTTGACACCATTGTGATGAATCAGATCAATAACATAGACAGCGATACCTATGACAAAAAACTACTGTTGGACATCTATAACGAACTATGATTAAAATCAATAATCTCACAGTACGCAACTTCATGAGCGTGGGCAATCAGACCCAAGCCATAGACTTTGATCGCGGGCAACTTACTTTGGTACTTGGTGAAAACTTGGACCTAGGCGGTGATGACAGCGGAGCTCGTAATGGTACTGGTAAAACTACTATCATCAACGGTCTCAGCTATGCCATCTACGGACAAGCACTAACTAATATCAAGCGTGATAATCTCATCAACAAGATCAACAGCAAAGGCATGTTGTGTACTGTTACATTTGAAAAAGACGGCGTAAAATATCACATAGAACGAGGGCGCAAGCCTAACCTGTTGAGATTCAGTATCAACGATCAGGAACAGGAGCTCAGTGATCTCGACGAAAGTCAAGGTGACAGTCGTGAAACACAGAAAGCCATTGAAGAAGTGTTTGGAATGAAACACGAGATGTTTAAACATCTTATTGCGTTAAACACCTACACAGAACCCTTCTTAAGTATGAAGGCAGCAGATCAACGTGCTATTATTGAACAGTTGTTGGGTATTACTATACTGTCAGAAAAAGCAGAAGCACTTAAAGATGCAATCAAAATCAGCAAAGACAGCATTGCAACAGAAAACACAAGAATAGAAACTGTTAAAGCTAGTAACGAAAGAATACAACAAAGCATAGAATCTCTAATACGCAAACAGCGTATGTGGGAAGAACAAAAAGAAACTGGACTGACTAATCTACTCAAGAGCATAGACAGACTCAGTGACATAGATATTGATCAAGAGATCGTTAATCAAAGATTGTTGGCAGATTGGACTGCAAATAAAAAAGAACATGAAAGTCTAGCATCATTGAGTGCAAAACAGACTTCTGCTTTGGAAAAAGAACAGCGTATTTTAGAAAAACTAGAACGAGAACTAGTTAGCCTGACAGAACACAAGTGTCATACCTGTGGTCAGGAGCTACACGACAACAAGCACACAGAAATTATGTCTGCTAAATCTGTGCAGATCGAAGAAAGTCGCGGTGCTATCAACGAGCATCTCGAAGAACTTAGTGTGATCACCGAAGCTATATCCCTACTAGGAGAGCTAGGTGCATGCCCCGCAGTAACTTATGACAGTTTGGAACAAGCATTAAATCATAAAAATACCTTGGATAGTCTAGAACGTGAGATCACTATCAAGACTGCCGAAGAAAATCCCTACGATGATCAAATTATCGAACTTAAAGAAACCGCAGTACAGGAAATTGATTGGAATGCTGTTAACGAGTTAACTAGAGTCAAAGACCATCAAGAGTTCTTGTACAAACTGTTAACTAACAAAGATAGTTTTGTTCGCAAACGAATAATAGATCAGAATCTTGCGTTCTTAAATCAACGATTAACCTATTATCTAGATAAAATTGGATTGCCTCATACTGTTGAGTTCCAGAACGACCTAACTGTGATAATCACACAGCTGGGA